CATTAACAAAAGCGATACAACGCAAAGAGTATGCTATACTACCAGCAGCTATTGACTCATTAAAATAAATAATAATACCTATTAGGTGGTGTTATGTTATCTACTCAATATCGGTTGAGGTTAGAGGCAATATGTAAAGATATTGCATCTGGTTCAGAAGTATCTCTTGAAGATATGATCTGGGCAAATAAATTAGCAAAAGCGAATACCGCAGCAAGAGGTATTTTAAATACTGCAAGAAGGATGAGTACAAACCCTGACGAGTCTTTTCTTAATCAGTTGAATTTAGGCGACCCCGATTCAACTAATCACAAAAGGGGTTTTTATGATCCACAAGAAGTTGTGGATTGGTTTCACCAAGAACGATCTGATGACTGGAGGCAACGTGACTAAAAGAGAACAATTAGAACTAACAGACATACTCTGTAGAATGATTTCAACTGATGGAAAGGTTGAATTGAATGAGAGAATATGGATGAATAAAATGTGTAAAGGTAATGATGAAGCAAGAAAACTTGCAGGTGCTATGCTATGTCCTGACACAATGGGTGAGGATGTATCCTACAAGTAGGTATTATCACGTAGGCATAAATTTTTGTAAATTGTATCAGGGAATACAGACACTTTATGTCTAAATAATTGGGAGAATTAGAGGAAACAAGATGACCTGAAACTCCTATATTATTGGTCTATTTTCATTGTTTACGGAGTTCTTATGCACAACTTAATACCATTCAATCAACTGTCATCCGAACAGGATGCACACGATGATTTACTAGCAGAGTACTACGAGTGCTTAATCGACTGCGAAGACAACGCATCAACTTGTAAACGTATATGTAAGGAGGTTTTAGTTTAGATTTTCAAGCAAACATTTCTATTCTAATTACATGCTAACACACTCACATCCACCTTAAGTAAATCTTATTCAACAATTAAATATTAAGAAAACCCTTGACAAATACTGTCAGGGGTTTTATAATGTCTAGGAATATAATAGTAATATGATTATTGATTACCTAGATATGAATAATCCGTTGAGTCCAGTTAGGAATGTAAGAGAAACTTATAGTAGATTCTTACAAAGAATAATAACTGAAGTTGAGGTTCAATTTAGAGATGAGGAACCTGCTTGGATACCTTATGAAACATTACTTGCAATGATGAACAATGAGAGCGATTAAAAAGATTAAAGGACTTATGTTCAATATCCACGAGGCAGTCTGGTGGGTAGTTGCTGAAATAGAGGATTGGTTATATCCATATCACGATAGATTAACACCAGAAGATAAATTTGAGATTAGAGTCAAGGATGAATATACTGGTGAGGCATATATGGTTGAAGAGCATATAAAGGGATTAAATGAGAAGATTAGTAGGTTACAGGATCAGATGATGGATGTTAATTCTCAATTACAGGAACACGAGCGTAAACTTAAGACAAAGATAAAACCAAGAAGTCAAAGTTCATCAGTATCGGGTAAGGTAAAGGATATTTACTAGGGGTATAAATACTTAGTTAAACATCCTACGAATCCAACTATCTGATGAATGATAAGAAGGCAGCAAAAAAATTATTAAAACGAGCAAAAGATCATCCTGATTGGTACACTAAGGATGATATAAGATATGCAAAAATGGTACGAAAAAAGATTAGAAATGCAGAACGAAAGCTTAAGCATAAAAAGAAATGATGATGGATCATTTACTTGTGAATGGGATAAGAATGATCCTAATTGGAAATTCTTAAATAACTTGACATCTAAGGAAATACAAGGTATTATGGAGGAAGCAATTAAATTAGACCAGAATGAAAGAGGAAGACATTAAAAGTTATTCTCTCAGAGTGTTGGAAGAAATGATTGAAGATGCTCTAGGTGCTGAGTGCAGACCTGATGAGATTTTCAATACAATCAAACTAGCAGCAAAAAGAAATGCTAATTACCATCGTATTTGTGCTAGAGATGCACAAAGTCTAGTTGACTTGCTAGAGGGTGTTGATAGAACAGAGAAAGTTGTTAGTATCAACTCAGGGATAAAGATTGATGATGTTGATCGAGAAAGGTTTGAATTAAAATCTGATTTCTTAACTGATTCAACACAATGGCCAGACTATACTGAAATGTATGACCATATTACTGGACTAGATTCTTGGAGAAGAATTGAAGATCCAAACTTCATTGAGAACGAGAAAAACAATGAAGAAAACCCAATGACCTACGATCAAATGGTTGAAGCAGGGTATGAAATGACTGGTGATGGATTCTGGATTCCAGGTCATCGCAGAATTGAACAAATGAAACACGAATCAGGTGAACTAGACGGAGCGTAAACTAATGGACAACGAAATGCTTGAAATTAAAACTACCAAGAATAAAGAACTTGGTTTATGGGAGATAACTGCTACTCTTAATCTTCCACCTATTACAATTACTAGGTTAAAGAAAGATAAGAGTGATATGGAATACGAATTGCGTAATGCTTTTAGTGAAGTAGTTCAAGAGATTGTAGAAAAACATTGTGAAGAAGACTAATGGCATTATCAGAACAAGTTGAAACTTCTCTTCGAGAAGCACAAGAGAACCTAAGAAATGCTCTTTCATTCTCTGCTAGAAGTGAGAAATCTTATGTTAGTAAGCACATAGCAGATATGCTTTCTAATATAGATAATCTTATTGATGCAACAGAGTTGATCGAGAAAATAGAGAACCGTCAAGATGGTGATAGTGGTATGTTTGGGACATTCTTTGGAGATTCCAAACATTAACACATTGTTAAGCATTATTGGTTCTTATAATATAGTATGTTAGAATAACAACACATAACAACTAGAAACAATGCTTAATCTGGACGAGATTTACCATTCTTACTTGGGTGGTCACAAACAATTTAACATAGATGGTGTTAAAGAAAGTATAATTGCCTATGGTTGGCATTGTGATGGTAATGACATTACTGGTCATTATGTTACCACAGAAAACCATAAATTGTTTTATAATCGAGATAATCAATTCGTTAGAAAGGAGTCTCTTGCTATAAAATAGAATAAATACTTATGTACTCATAGAGAGGACTTATTATGAAAACTATAGAAGATCACATTTCAAAGGATAAAGAGATCCTTGATGACCCAACACTTAATCCTGCTGCTAGAAGGCACTATAAGGAAGAATTGCACGAATTGGAAGAATATGTATCACATCATAAAGATGAGATAAAAGCAGGAGATCATCACGACCCTAATTGCTTAGAGTTATTTTGCGATACTCACCCTGATGAACCTGAGTGTTTAGTTTACGATGATTAATGGTTGAATTACCAATAATTATACATACCTTTGTATGGTTTTAAGGAACATTTTATATTTTTTTAAGAACCAGTAGACGCACTGGCACAAGAACTCCCTGACAGGGGAGTTTTTTAATGCTATACTGTAATCACTTGAATTACATTGATGCCATTACGCCCACATCAAACTGACGCTGTAAAGGCAATGACTACCTTTGATAAAGGTCAGGTTATCATCCCTACTGGGGGTGGTAAGACTATGTGTATGATAGATGATGCCATAAGACAGTTTGATAGTGGTTGGAAAACCATTGTTGTGGTTGCTCCACGAATCCTATTAGCAGAGCAGTTATCATCTGAGTTCTTGGAAGTTATAAGAGAGAAATACAAATATGTTCAGGTAATGCACGTTCATAGTGGTGAGACATCACACTTCAGTACAACTTCACCTGTAAAGATTGCTGAATGGAGTAGATTTAGTAAAGGTAATAAGATCATCTTTACGACATATCATTCACTTCATAGAATAAAAGAAAGTTATGCTCATATTGATACCATTTACTTTGATGAAGCACATAATAGTGTTCAGAGGAATTTCTTCCCTGCAACTAAACACTTCTCTGAGTATGCAAATAGATCTTATTTCTTCACTGCTACTCCTAAACATAGTCTTACTAAGTACAAGGCAGGGATGAATGATAGCAAGGTATATGGCAATGTTATTTGTCAAGTACCAGCACCTAAGTTAGTTGATGAAGGTTACATACTACCACCTAAAGTAGAAGTATATAAGAGTCGATTGATGCGAAAGGATGAGATATTTGCTGATGTTGAATCAGAGCAAATGCTCAACTCTATCGACAGACTCGATGTAGAAAAGGTTCTTATATGTGCCAAGTCTACAAAACAGATTACTAATCTTGTATCTCAATCTGATTTTTGTTTTGAGTTAGGACTTCGTGGTTATAAGTGGATGTATATCACTGCAAAGACAGGTGCTATAATCAATGGCAAGAAGGTCGATAGAGAAGAGTTTTTCAATACATTGAATCAATGGGGTAAAGACAATACAAAGTTTGTTGTGCTGCATCACAGCATCCTTTCAGAAGGTATCAATGTGTCAGGTCTGGAGGCAGTCTTGTTTATGAGGAATATGGACTATATTAGCATTAGTCAGACCATTGGTAG